GTTTACTTACAGATGATGGAAGATTATATCGATCTTTCATATCATAATATTGTTGACCGTCTTCAACGATCTTGTAACCTTGTGTTTGCATCCAGACATTCATGGCGTATTCCCAGTTCATGAGAACACCGTCACAGTCAGTAAGTATCACTCGGTTTAAATTGTCTATCATTATATTCTCCTTCATTATAGTAGTATTCTACCATATTTTCAGAAGAATGTAAATAGTTTTTTTCGTTTTTAATATAATTTTTTATTCTAAAATCTTTATGAATAGATTGTTTCTTATGTTTTCCACGTTTTTTATTACGAGAATCAAAGCGACTGAACTTAGCCATTAGATTTTTTCCTGTCCGAAGTTGCGAGTATTTTCAATTTCAGAAGCGAATTCGTTGTATCCGCCTATATGTTTATCATTCCAAAATATTTGAGGAACCGTTCGTGCTCCTGGAACTAATTCACTTAATTCTTGCATTTTTTCTGGTCCATCAATTAGAATATATTCGTATTTGAGTTCATGTTGTTCTGCAAGTGACTTTGCTCTATCGCACCACGAGCACCTTGGTCCAGCCCAAATTGTTATCATTAATCGTATCCTAACATTTCTTTTGTCATAATATAATCTCTCACCATTCCTGATCTTACAATATCGTCCCAACCAAACTGTATAACTGAAAAGTTTTTCATTTGTTCTAAGATAGCTATAAACTTAAATATGCCATCTTTTTCATCTTGAAATTTAAAGTCAGATTGTTTATAATCACCGCAAAATATAATCTTACTGTTACGTCCTACTCGTGTAATAACCGTATCAAGTTCATGGAACGTAAGGTTCTGCATCTCATCAACAATAATAATAGAATCATCAAACGTGGATCCACGAATAAACGATGTAGATTCAAAGTCAATTTGTCGAGCTGTTGTGAGTTTGTTATAAGCTCCTACATCACCAAAGAGTTCAGCACAAATATTCTTGTATGGAATATTGTACATATCCTTTTTTTCATCTACAGTACCAGGAAGAAAGCCAATGTCTCTTGTTGGTACAACAGATCTAATTATTACAATACGACGAAAGAAAGAATCTTTAGGATCAAGGAGTTCTTCTAACGCCATATAAAGAGCTATAAAAGTTTTACCTGTCCCTGCAGTTCCAGCTAAGACCAAATTATCGTTGTCTTCCCACGCCTCAAAAGCAATCTTTTGATTTTCGGTAATAGGATCATATTGCAATAGATCATCAATACGAACTGTAAGGGAATTATTCTTCCTATGTTTACTCATACTATGTTTTTATTGTGTTGCCACGGCCTGATCCGGATTTCACTTTATTCAAAACTTCTTTCCATCCATCATCTGTTTTGCTCAAAGTACTTCCTACTCCTGATACAATCTTTGGCGTGCTGAGTACTTGAATTACATCTGGCATAGCGTCTAATGTATCTTGTAATTCATCCCAAGTACAAACTACATCCCAGGTGTCTTGAGTCTTAATATCTTTCAATGTATATGAGGGCATAATATTCTTTCTGTAAATCGGCCGACTAGTCGTGCTAGCCGACCGTCTACCTCCTATTGCAATGCTTCTTGTTTCTCAGTGATAAAGTCTTTGAGATATTCTCTCTTTCGACTTATTTTAGTAGCTAAATCAATTTTGCCTTTCTGTTGAAGCTTCGTGATATAGTTTTCTAATTCAATAACATCTTGTTTAAGTCTATCAAACTGAGTAGTCAATGCAATCTCCTATTGTTTTATTTTACATGATTATTTTACGATAAGTTTTGGAAAAGCCTCCTCTACAAGTTTCTTGGTAATTCCTTTTGCTAATGCTTTCTTATCTTTCATAAGAATAAGAAGCTCAGCATCTTTTGGGTGAACACCTTCAAGAATATCAATGAACATACGTTCACGTTTAAACCCCATCATCTGATCACCCACAAGTCCTTTAACGAAGTATTTAAACTTCTTGTGTTGATTGTGTAATGTGGAAGGTACAGTTTCTTCCTTGGCAGGTTCATACGGAGGATCGCCGGGTGGTAATGTCCATTGGACCAGCTCGTCGTATGCGCCACGAAGTAAGTCTTTTAAAGCCCAAGACTCGTGTTCACGAAGGACGTTTATTTTATCCTTTTTTGTTTTTGCTTTAGAAGCAAGTTCAATTACTTCATAAATGTGTTTAGTTCTAGTCTTAGTAACCATTTAGATAAAGTCCTCAATATCTTCAATCAATCTTTTACATCGTTTAGCCACTAGGTAAGGAAAGACCTTGCCTTTATTATCATGCGTATCTTGGCTTTCAAATGTATTTATAATTTCGCTTTTTAGAACATCGGGTGTTTCATTCAGGTCAATTAATTTTTTGTTACGTAAAAAATTACGATATATTTCTTGTCCTTGTGATTCAGGATTTTCTATTAATTGATCCAATAACTTTTGTCGAAGAGGTGTTTGACGTGTACCTTCTACAAATACATTGTCACCAGACAAAACATTAGGTACACCATCAGATGTATCGCCTCTTAGAATAAGTTCCATTAACTGTTTCCTAGGATGTTCTATTTTTATATATTTCTTTGTCATAGGAGAATACTGTGACACATTGTCAAATTTCTGCAATTGTGCAAAATCTTTATCAGCAGATATAATCATAACTTTTTCATATTGACCAAACTCTTGTGTATTGTAACAAAGCTGGCCAATAATATCATCAGCCTCACATCCGTCGATCTTTAATGTTTTATAGGGGAAGTGATCGCCAAGTTCTTCAAACACTAGATTGGTGATACGAAATACTTCGTCCCAATCCATACTTGATTTCTTACGGCCAATTTTACGAGCTGCTTTGTAATTAGGAAATGCTTTGTATCGCCAGTTGTTTCCTGCGTCAGAGGTGATAACAACTTCACCAAAGTCTTTATGAAAACGTTTACGGTACATACGAATACTATTCAGTATCATATGTCTAATAAGGTTTTCATCTATGTCAAGCTTTTGAGTAACAATGTTTCCAATAGCTATTCCATTATAATCAATAATAATCATTACAAACTCCATTCATATTAAGTTTATTCTACCACAGTTTCATCTGATTGTAAACCTAAAATATGCTTTCGATGTATTTTTCCTCCAACAAATGCATTATAGTACTCTTCTGGTTTGAGTAACACATCGAGTTCAAGTTGATATTTCATTTCATAATAAGAACATTGTCCTTTGGTCTTACATAACATAAGTATTTCACGATGAAATGCATCAGCACCATTCTCTTCTACGAGTAATTGCACTTCTTTGCTAGATCCAAAATACTGGCGCCAGTCAGATTCAGTTCTTGTTCTGACTCTACGTTTTCTTTTTTTAGTTTTTGGTAGAACTTTTGGTTTCCAGAAAAACTTCTTACCGATATACTTCATATCAGTTGCTTTTTCTGTTATTTGATATACGAATCCTTGGTACTCATCTGGAGTCTCGTCAAATTCTTTTCCATTATAATGCCACATAAGGCTATTTATTCATCGTCTACAGTTTCTTCAAAGTGAGATTCTTCACCACACATAGGACAGAACATCGGGACTTCATCTCCTTCTTCTAACAAGACGTAAGTTTCCATATCGCAAACTTCACACTCGGTCCAATATTCTTTATCCATTTAGCTTCCCCATCCAGCAAATTCAACATTAACTCTTACATGTCTGGTTGGTAAAGTGTGTTCTGTTACACCTAAATTTTCAAAATTAGGATTGTCTTCTAACCATTTATCTAATTTTGCAAGTGTATCAAAAAACATTTCATGTACAGATCCTTGTCCTCTGTTTAGAATAGCATATGTCATTCGTGTTCTCCTCCTGAGCCACGGAGATTATAGTTTTGTGAAACATTGCCTGCTTTCTCAGCTTGATCATGAACTATTGCAGTAATAAAAATTCCACATACAATTAAAATATGTGCACCAGCAGTCCAACCAAATATGTATGGATTGCTTATAATCGCAGCAAAGATACCACTCCACATTACTGACAGTATTAAGAACACCATTAAACCAAGTTGTGGTGGTAAGTTACGTAATGGTGAATGTTCAACTGTCATTATACTTTTCCAAGCATCTTTGATACCTAAAATAGTTTTTCCCCATCCTATAGGCGTAACTTTATTATTCATTTGTTTCTCCAGTATTCATTTCTATCATTAGTGCTTGTTCGTTCTTTTTCGTGCTGCTTATGTTTTTCAATATAGTGTTTCAGTTCTATATCGTCGATACTCATGTTTTGTTTTCCCTTCAAACATTTGTTTCCTTTTCAGTTTCTTTATAATTTGTTTTTTCTAAAATGTCTTCTATTTCTTTTTCACTAAGACAATTAACTGCTTTTACTGGCATTGGTCTACCATATTCTTGACCAATCTTTATAACCATTCTATATATTTGGTCAGGATCTTTTAATTGATCCATGCACTCTTGTCTGCTTTCAAATTTCGGGTTAGTGAATATATAAAAGTCACCCGAAACAGTTGCAAACACCACTATGATCAACCATTTCATGTTCGGTTTCCTCTAAGTGCAAAGAATAATCCGCCTACCCATAAGAATACATGTAAATTGTCATATAAAATAACATCCATAAAACTGTCGGGTTGGCCTACCCATATAACTCCTGTCATAATACTACAAATTGTAATACCACTAAACCGAGTTATAATATCATAAAATTCTTTTAGACTTTTCCATATGACAGCTCCACCAACAAGTAAGCCTATACCAGCACCGATCTCACCGTATGCTGCGAACCACCAAACAATATAAGGCAAGTCAAAACTTTCAGCGCCTTCTACTGTTACGGGTAATTTACTAAAGCCTTGTTGTAAAAACACAATTGCCAAAGGTATTCTTATGAGCCAATGACTCATACAAAAATCAGGTATTTTATTAGAAAGTAATTTCACAGGCGCCTCCTACGCAAGCTGCAGAACCAAGTGTGTCTACATCTACATATTTTTTAGTTTCAAGTTGAGAAGCAAAATCTACAGGAGCAAGGTTCTGTTGAATCTTAGTCCATTTGTGTAAAAGGAACACGTCCTTCAAGCAATACTCAGCTTCTTTTGTATCGCTCATAAAATAATTATCCGCAAACTTTTTAAAACGACGAACCCACTCTGCACGAATATCAGAAATTTCTCCATGATTATCATCTGGTAGTTGTGCTATAGAAGTGGCTTCCCATAGATCGTTGAATCCTTTGCGTGTATCTACAATTAAGCCAGCAGCAAATAATGCAGCCTTGCCATATTTACTTACTATTTGTTCTTCGGTTAAGACTTCTGTCATAGGTGCTTGATTAAAGTCTTTATCACCTGATCCACCAAGGAAAGATATGCCAGCATATGCACCACGATTTTCAAAAACATAGTCTTCTACTTCACGCCACTGGTGATCCATGACAGTTACAGTATTCGAAACATTATGGCGTAACTTAGGATGCGCACATAGCTTTTCGTTTGTTCCAAACTCTACCCAGTTATTTTGTACGGCGCTTACTTTTTCTAAAAGCTTAGTACCATACAATTCTTCACGATATAGTGAACCTTCTGGTGAGATAACAGGAAATGCAACAACGTAATCAGTTCTACCCGCAGACCATACCGATTCTTCTACCATGTAAGGATTTGTCTCAGCAATTAGTTGTGAAACTTCTGATTCCTTATTTAATTGCACGTGTCGTAGGTAACGCGGTGAGTGTTCTGAGTGAATGCCAGAGGCAGTCTGCAACAGCACAGAGGCATTGCCAGAAGGTTTAACGCAGGTGGTACGAGCTGCTTGATTAATGCCAATCAATTCAGCAACATCTTTATTGACCTGCTTTACGATCTCTGCGCCTTGCCTCTGAATCTCTTCGTCAAAAAGAACTTCAGGATTATTCATCCATCCTGTAATAGAAACACCCAGTAATGCTTCACGCTCGAAGATCTTACGAGTTGTGTTTGATACATATTCAAACTTAGTATAACCTGCTTGAAGTGTGCCAAGAATAGCTGCGGCACGACATGCTTTAAAAAACTCTTCTTTGTTTGTACACTTACCGCCGTTGATTTCTGTAAGGTTACAACCCTGCCATCCTGACTTGCCATTTAGTTGTGGATACATCCCAATCTCAACACAAGGATTTGTAGTAAAGTCTTTGTCCTCAACGAAATAAAAACCTGGTTCGCCGAACTCTTTGATTGATGTCATGAGATTGGAGAACTCTTCCTTTGTAACTTCATTCCGAACAATAACAGCTGAGTTGTTTGAACGACCACGTTGTGGATTATCAATGAACCAGTTACCAGTTTTTGCTTTCATCATTTCTCCGTCATCAGGTGAGAACAAACAAATTGTTGCTGAACGACGAACACCACCAGATAATACTGCATCAGCAGCATGCATAGCAATATCATATACTTCAATTGGTTTTAATGTATTACGACCTGATAGAACTATGCCTTGTAACATATGTTCAATCTTATCTAATGTACGACGTAATGGTTCTGGTCCTGGTGCTTTAAAGCCACCAGAAATCATAGCACCTCTTGGACGAATCGCTGATAAGTCAAAGTAAATCTTACGGCCTTCAAATTCTGGATGAGTACCACCACCTACAAAATAAGAAGACATTAGAACTGAAAGAGAATCTGCCCAACCTTCGATTGAATCTTCTATGTTAAATCCTTTTGCCTGCTTCTTACGTTCTTGTAACTTAGGCATCTTTTCAACGTGATGTTTTTGTACAGAAAATCCAGCACCTGCACCACAAAGTAAAATATAAAATAGCTCACCAAAGAATGCTGCGCGGTCTGCATATGTTGAAGTACAGTTGTACATCTTCATAGGTTTCTTGAGCAATTGCTCACCACCAAACTGAAGAGCACGTTGTGCACCAAGAGCATACTTTAATTTGTAAAGGGATTCAGCTTCATCAATTAGTTGTGATAGTTCAGGAGACATTTTCTTTTTGTAATAGGTACGATGCATACCCATAACACGAGTAACTGCTTCCTCCCATGTTTCGTACCGCTCGTTATCTTCATCCCATCTACTATAACCTTCATAAAATTTAGTATCAGACATCATGGCACGGGTGTTTCTGTCTGGATTGTTTGGGATAAGTTTGAGCATATTTTTCTCCTAGAAAACAGTATAAAAAAAATACAACACGCGAATAGCATGCTATATCTTGTTAGTCATTTTTTGTTGGTAGTATTATATATTACTTTTCGGATTTTGAAAACCCCTAAAGTGAAAAAAAATAAAAAAATAAATTTATTTTAGGGGTTTACTTTTTAGAAAAACTGTATATAATTTAAAGGTATCCTTTAAGGTGGATGGAGTATCACTCAGGTTTCATCGCACCGTCAAGAGCATCTTCAGCTTGCTTATAGTAACTTTCATAAGCTAAGATAATAGCCTGTTGTTGTTGAACCATCGCACGTATATCACTAAAATTTAAACCAAGATTCTCGTAACCTTCGCCGCTAAGTCCAAATATAGCAATAGGTTGACCAGTGCCACGAAGCTCTGTGAGTTTTTGTTCTAAATTTTCTTCTGTGATAATAACCCAATCTACTGGACGCATATTGAGTTCATCTACTGGAGGTAGATTAAGTTGTGGTTTTTCTACCGGTTTAGCACTAACCGCTATTTCCCGTGGTGGCTGTCCCGCTAGACTGCACCCCATCAGACTTAGGACCAGGCCAAAGCCAAGGACACTCTTTATTAAATTGTTGCGCGTCAATTGCATTCATTTCATCCTCTGTTAGTTCCGCTCCAGATAATATTTCAAAGCACCGACCAGCGTTTACAGTTCCTCTGTTAATCGCTCGTTCAATGCTATCAGTTTTTTCAACTGCCAATAGACCTAAGTCCATGTCAGCAAGTTTACTTGATAACCTACTATTCTGTTTACGGATGTCCGCATATGCTTTATTAATTTTATTATTCTCTTCCATTACAGCAGCATAATTCTCTTTTAAAGAATTCATGGCTTCTTCGCTTGTTGCAACTGCTATTTCAAGTTTGGCATTATTGCCTGCTAAAACACGAATCGTTTCTTGAGTCGTTATGTAATATGTATACGCGCTATAAGCAGCGGCGCTCAAGGATCCGATTATGAATAGCATTAGATATAATCTAAGCATCTTTCTGATCTTCCATATGTTTTCTAAATCGTTTTAAAAGAACTGGATGTTTATCTTTTCGCCTACGACGATCCGTTACGTTGGTAGTTTTAAACCTAGCCGTTGGTGGCAATGCTACCGAAGCGTTACCGATTGATGTCGCTGGAGATTCTTCTTCTACTTTTTTCATTAGATTAACTCGTCAACTGTTACGTATACTTTTTGGTTTGTTTTTATATGAATCGCTTCATATATATTCATTCCAAATACATCACCAACCGGATGAGCATCATCACCTACACGAATACCGTCTTTAGGATTTACATATTCATCCAATGTTTTGCACAATAGCTTTTCATGTCTCACTTTATAAGTTCCTGGAGATAGCCTACCATCTTCCAGAATAAACCATTGTGATGATTCCACCATAATATCACTGATGTCTAAACCTAAGTCTTTCAAACCTTGTTCTATTTTTGCATCTTTTATATTATAGTGGTCTTTCAGCAAGTAAAGTGCTGAGGCATAAGATCCGATCTTACCTGCTGGTATTAATTTTTTTATATTGAAAACGAGTCTATGAAAAGGTGTGTAAACATCCCTTTCATCAGCGGAAACTGGTTTCTTAAGTTTCTTACCTTTTTGATCGATAAGGCCGAGCTCAAACGCTTTAGTATCCTTAAAATCTGTCACAAGTAATTTAAGGAATCTAAAGGTGTAGACTAAATCACCGGCTCTTTTAATAATGCCCATTAAATTTTCCTTAGTGCATCTACTACAGTTTTATCCATAGCGATATTTGTATACTGATCATTGCGAATATAATTTAAAAATATTAAAAATGGTTTCACAATAGGCCAGTGCTTGTCATTAAGTTTTAATTCTAAAATATTCAATGCAGCCTCAATACCAAATACATTAAAGACAACAATCAGGTGATTTAAAACTAAACGTTCTGCTAGTGTACCTGTTTCAATATAACGATTACATAATCTTTTTATATATTTGAATCTATTTAAATCTTCTGTAAATTCTTCTGCGTCAATAAACTTTGGATTGTAGTAGTTCTTTGCAGCGTATATAAACAGATTGTCGTCTGATAACTCAATTTTCATTTTCAATACCTAATTAGACTATTCAGGTCTATTTAGGCGTTCATGAAAGCTTCTAAATCTTCTAGCATTCCTGCTTTTGTTTTACGACGATCTAACTCGATTCCTACGGTTCTACCATATTCTTCAAGTTCACGTTTATTCATATCGCAAGTACAAGGATCGTTTTCACAACCGCAATCTTCATTATCTTCAGCATTTACGTACATCTCTAACTTATCGTCAGACATTACATGTGATACAGGTTCAGGTGGAGGCGGAGGTGAAGCAGCCGCACTGCCATCTCCAAAAAAATCTGCAATGAATGATTCTGGAATCTTTTGAGATTTTAACAATTCACCCGTCTTTGGGTCGATCCATCCTCTTACAGTGGGATGTGAGCCTTTAGGTCCTCTTATAGCCATGATTATATTATCCTTTATGCTTCGGTTGATTTAATTGGTTTCTTATCTCCGCTTTTATTGTCGTTTGTACGACCAGGTCCTACTTTTACGCCAGCTGCTGCATTCTTTATTGTATCAGCTGCTGCTTTAGCACCATCTATACCGGAATCATTTCCGCCTAAGCCACCATGTTTTGCGACGAAATCCTTTTCACCTTTTGATGCTTTAGAGTCCATAGCTTCTGGATCAGTTGCACCTTTTACATGGTCAGCACGATTTCCTGCTTTTTCCATGATGCGGTTAAAGATTGGTCGTCTTGATTCTTGCTTCTCAGACATTTCTGTATCTTTACTATTATCTTTTAGTTCTGGCTTAGTGTCTACAACTTCTTTATCTTTTTTCTTTGATTTAGAAATTGCTTTCCTGCGCTTATGTAAAAATCTATCACTCGCATCAACGTCTCCATCGTTATCGATGTCTTTGTCTTTGCGGTCTGAGTGTTTACCTTTTAATTCTTTTTTATCTACAGGATCCATTGCTTCATTAGTAACAGAATCTTTTATATCTTTTTCCAAAGATTTGTATTGCTTACTATGAGCCTTAACAGCTCCTTTTAGTCCTTTGATAATTTTTTTGACACTTTTTGTATCATCTTTATCAAGATCTTCGTTCTTACCAGGAACTTTAAAAGGTGGTTTTGGTAATGTCACCGCTGCTTTACCTTTTTCTGATGAAGCTGATGCTTTCGCTAACTTCTTTGCTAATGCTGCTTTTTGATTTTCTTGGACCTCGGCCCAAGCTGCCGCAACATTTTTTATGTCTTTAGTTTTCATTTTGGTTTCCTTTACATCCAAACTTGGGCTGCGTATGCTCCTGCAACAGCAATCATTGCTATCCAGAATAGTTTATTTATTACATGCACTACTCGTGCGTTATCATCTACTTTACTCTCGATCTCATCTAACTTTTGAGAAAAACGATTAAGTCTTTCATAAGTTCGATCATGATCTTCTTTCAATCCTACTAATTTTTCTTCGGCGCGCGCCATAGCCACCATAGCTTCTGCTAGCTTATCGAGTTTATTCTCGATGTTGTCTAATCTTGCGTTTGTGGTTGACATCTTATTACCTATTTATTACCCGCCAAACTCGTGGCCAGCGACTCGCTTCATCTGTTTATTAAACTGTGCTTGCGATGGTTTTTCTTTATATAATTTAATTGAGATCTCAGGACGATCTTTACCTTTGATTCTCCAATTGTAACCTTTATCCTTATGTTCTGGCTTGGTAGTCTTTACAACTCTACGTTTATAACCCGCTTCCCATGACTCTGGTTTACCGCTACCTTCATTTGTTTTTCTAAACTTTGCAAGATCCTTTTCAGCTTCTTTTCGTCTTGCTGTGGCAGCAGCTGCATCTCTTTGTCGATCTGCGTCTGTTCTACCACTCGCTTTGTTGACTACTCTTAATAGTCTTTTCCTTGCCATTCCTTCTGAAAACGATTTAAATGTCTGCATTAGTTATCTACCTTTGCTCCACCGCGCCACTGATAACAAGACCAGTATCTTGCTTTATACTTTGGTCCTGGATTATCACAGTTATGTCTTGCTCTAAAAGATTTTCTCCGAGCTGGATCATCTCTTTTAATCTCCATGTTGGGATCGCCGAAGCGAACAACTACAACTTTACCATTCGGACCCATTGTGTACACTTTAAACTTCTTATTAGGATTTTCAGAAGTACGAATAGGATCGTTTAACTTTACTTTTTTACCTTGATACTCTGCTTCAGTAATCTCCATATCTTCGTACAGATTACATTCTTCACAAACCTGATCAATCTCATCGGCTCTATTCTGCTTAAATGTTTTCATTATCTGTCGCCACGCTTTGCTGATAGATAAGCGGCTATTGCCATGTCTCTTCGTTCTTCTTTATCTTTACCTTTAAACTGTGGTGCATCTGAACCTTGAAAGTCTTTGATCCAAGAACCCATACCATCAGAAACTTTTAGTTTCTCGCCAAGATTCTTTTTTAATTTTTCTAAATCTTTTTTCAACTTATCTTTGTTAACAGAACCTGTTGCTTTTTTACTTAAGCCTGTCTTTGAAACATTTTTCATGCTCATTGAAAGTTCAGCAACTGGTTTTTTCTTTTGCGCCGGTTGCTTTGGCTGATCATGGTGATACTCTTGTACTGATTCTTTATGCGCAGCTTTATATAACTTTACTGCCTGAGCCATGTGTTTATCTTTCATGGTTCTTTTTGCTTCAGGATGATTTGGATTATCATCAATAAAACGAACTGAAGGTTCATCTACATTATGCTTCTTAACATGCTTCTTATACGTATCAAACTTTTTAGCATCTACAGCTTTACCAAATCTTTTACTCATTGGCTTCATGCTACGAGAAATTTCATTTATAGATTCATCAGTTGATTCTCTTTTAAGTTTACCCATCATACCGCTGTACTGTTTTCTTTGCAGGCTTCCTGGTGTCATGCTAGGTCGTTTGATTCCTGCAGCTCTTTGAGCTTTACGGTCTTTCTTTTTGTCAGCATCTCTCTCAGCTTGAGTTGGCATTCTGTATTTTTCTTCTGCGCGTTTACGAACGTCAGCAAGTGATTTTTGAGTTGAAGACATTTTCTTTGGCTTTTCACTTTTAGCCATATGCGCAGCAAACTTTGCCGGATCTACCTTTGGTGCCGCTTCTCCTTTGATAACTTCTTTATCTACTGGTACCATACGAATTTTTTGCTTTCCGTCTGGACCAACATATCTTTCAGGTTTTTTATCTGCTGACTGTGGCATCTACTATCCTCTTACTTTCGCGGCTAGATCTTTGTCTGCCTTTCCCCATGTACCAGATGATTTGGTAACAAATGAATTGACTCTTGCTAAGCCCCATTGTTGTGGAGTAGTACCAGGCCTATGACCAGTTCTCCATGCAGCTACGCCTCGATTATAAACTTTACGAAGTATACCCATAGGCATACCAGATTTATCTGCTTTTTTCTTTAATGCTGCTGTAGCATTTTCGTTTATGTAAGCTTTAAAAGTAATCATGTTGTTGCCCTGTTCTTTATTTTTGTATCTGCAGTACGAGCTCTGTCCATCATTCTATCGTGTTTACGAGCATCGGATGCTTTTTCTCGATCAATCTTCATTTTTGCAATATCTACTTTGCTATCTTTTTCACCGAACATTTGCTTAAACTTTTTCGTATGCTTTGAAGGTTTAGTTTTTGCACTCTTATCACCTGCAGCTGGTTTATATGCAGCTGGATTATCATCATCCATTTTAGATTGTCTCTTAAATTGACGATCTCTTGAAACTTTTTGCGCCTTTGACAATCCAGAATGATATGCCTTTGGCTGTGTACCAGGTCTACCTTTAATATCAGAATCTTGAGGTGAACCTTTTTTACGTTCGTTGTCTTCGATGTTTAGAGTTTTGGGGTAATTCTTGTCCCCTGGTTTTAACTTCCGTTTTCCTGAGGCCCGACGTGCTCTGATATTTGCCCATAAACTTTCATTTTGTCCAGGTGTAGCATCTTTCCACTTTTTTGCTGCTTCGGGTGTACCTTCATCAGGATAATCTTTGTACATGCTCTTAGTGTTATCTTCTTCGAGCTTTGACACTTGATCTAACCAGCATCTTAGCTTTTCAGTTTTTGTTTCTACGATTAAATAATTTGAGCCTAGGTGATGTATCTTACCAACAATACCTTTATCATTAATAACAACTTCTTCACCAAGTTCAAATAAGTCATCACGGATATATGCTTCTCTTATATCTGAAACAGATTCTAATTGAACATGATTCTTGAATTCTCTTTTTTCTTTTAAACCCATACCTTTACGTACGTCATTAAACAAACGTTTAGCATCGGTATTGCTCATTGCCTTTGGTAAACCTTGAGCAAACTGTGTAAAGTCATTGTCAGAAGCATGACCACGTTGCTTTGTACCAGATGCACCTTCTGCACCTTTGGCATCAGGATCTCTTTGGCCTGCTGATACTAACTTCACGCCACCATCGAAGTTAAAGAATCCATGGCCACCTTTTTTACCATTATACTTATTGAGTCTTAGATCATATTCTTTTACACGATCAGATCCAGCAACCATCACAACTTTACGAAAGCCTTCATCATATAATGCAGATAGAGCATGGAAAGGTGTTATGACCTTTCTGTTTATCATAACCTGTCGACCATGTTTTGGAAACATTTTACGAACGTATTTAACTTTATCTTTATATGCTAAAGGATTTTCTTTTTCATCATTTGATTGCGATAAGAATACACGATAAGGATTTCTACCAGCGGCCGCTGCAAGTTTATCTAGCAATTTGCCATGACCAATAGTAGGAGGATTCATTCTACCAAAAGTAAAATAAACGACTCTTTCTTCTTCAACTAAAAATTTGCTAAATGAATTAATCATTATGTAGACTTGCTCCCACGTTTCTTTTCCATCTCAGCTTTACGAGTCTTTGGTAAAAGCTTCTTAGCAAGTCTATCTATCTTTTTCTTCATAGCTGGTTTTTCAAGACGCTTTTCAATCTCTTGCCGACGTGCAAAAGTTAAGTCACCTTTTGGAATATCTTTTGAGATCTTCTTAAACACTAACATACGAGCAGCTTTACGTGCTCTACTCTTTAATTTTTCTGGGGATGCAAACCTGCGCTTGGCTCGTTCACGCCCCATCTTGATACGTGACTTATAGCGCTTAAGCAAACGAGCGCGAGCTCTACGCTGCTGCATAGTAAGAGCTTCATCTACATCTTCGTCTGATCGAGGGGGATTTGTTGATGCGTAATCATACTTACGCTTTTTATAATTATATTTAATTAGTTCTGGCATGCCTGGAGCATAGTCCACAGCCAAGTAGTCTTTAAAGCTTAATTTCTTAACCATTAGTTTCTTCCCGGTTTATCCCATCCCTTTAATATATCAGGCGAAAAGTTGTTGTAGGAGAATTCCATCCTGTCAACAATCTTTACCGCGTCACCACCAAGTTTATCAATAGCAACGTAACCTTCTTCTCCGGTTACCTTATATCCATTACGAGTCTTAACAAAAGTTTTAACTTTAGCAAGTTTGTTAAGAGTATTTATAAGTTTTAATTTTGCAAGAACTATAACTTTTTGCAATTCAAACATATTTATGAGAGATTTTTTATTTTTTTCACTAAAGAATGATAAAATATTATCTAATTTTTGTCGCTGAGTTGCTTTTCCTCTTTCAGATTTTCTCTTAGCAATTTCTTTTGCGTACTTAAGTCGTATCCACCTAATGAGTTTATCGGCATGTCCTCTTGAATCTCCAGGGACTTGTCCCTTTCTGACATACTTATTATTGAATTGCTCAATGAGGCGCGGTAACTCGTCCGATTTCTCGAGCGTCCTAAGTGTGGATCCTGCGATTTGGTTAAAGAGTTTACCAGCTTGCGATAGATATTCATTCACTTTCTCCGTATCTTTTTTATTCATAGTAACATTTGTCATATCTCTAAGCATTGCATCTTGCGACCAAACACCTTTAGACTTATTTAATTTAGAAACATTTACACCATATGAAGCTTTCATGGTTTCAAATGTTTTACCTGTATATGTGGTATGCCAAACAATTCCTATTTTAGATTTCTTAATCTCAGCAGCTGCGGCTGAATTACTTGGCACAGCATATACAATAGTATTAGGATGAAACGTAATATAAGATTCACCATCTATCTTTTTAGTTGTTATATCGCCTGGTCCATATAAGAAGTCACCTTGTACGACACCTTTAATACCTAAAGCAGGAAGTTCTCGCAAAGCTATGTTAAGCTTATCAGCAAGATCGCCAGAAGTATCAGCATCCACATCGCTGGCAGTTTTATATACTTTTGGATTCTTATTAAAGATTCCTTTCTTAGCGACAAAAAACTTTCCATCAGATGGATCAATACCAGCAAAGATAGCAGGAGCGCCATCCCACTTGACAGATACACTACCATCATGAGATCCTTTCAGCATGTTTCTTAATTCTCGTAAAGCATTAATAGCTTCCCTTGTTCCGTTTACACCACCGTAAAGTACTTTATCCTCTATATGAGTCATATGAGTATTTTTTTGTTCTGTTATATATGAGCTAAAATTTTCCATATGTATATTATATTCCATTTAAAGAAGAAAGTAAATCATTATTTATATTTAAAATCACACATTAGACGAGTAGGATAACCATCCCCGCCTTGTGTATCTCTTAAGTTTAATTTAAAAACGTATGTTGAGGATTGCATTTCTATATCTATGCGTTTACCTTTGCCACCTTTTCCTCCATAATAAACAACGGGGGCTATAACTGCAGCTGCAGTTTTCATAGCACTCTGAGTCATTTCTTTTGACAATATCTTGCCACTTAATTTATGTATGATATGATAATTGAAACCAATACCAGATTGAAGTAGGTGACTTAATCCTGCTTTATCAAACTTTGGCCTCTTATCGACTCTTCCAGAACTCGTACCGTTAAATACATTACAGAACTCTTCTTCGTTAATACCAAATAAT